TGTAACCGTTGTAAAACCTATTAAAGATGTATGGCAGATGTTAGCTGTATTTGTTATACTTAAAGTATTATTTTAAATAGTATAGACATCCAATCTTTTTATTTAAACATTTATTATAAAAAAAAAATGTAGATATTTAAAAAAATGAAAATATCTACATATTTTTTTAACAATAAATTATTATTATATATGCTAATATATTTTCTTACTATAATATAGATAATGTTTACTAACAAAAAATATATTATACCTTTATTTGCACTTTCACTAGTTGTGTTTTACATATATATATCATCTGATATTAGTCCATTTTTTGAAAAATACATACTTTCAGATATGTCAAAAAATGCCGTTGTATTACCTAAATATTCTAAAAAAAAAAATTATATTGATATTATAGATAAAGAGAAAAAAAATCTTAAAGGTCAAATTATTTTCCATGAAACATATAATAAATTAACATTACATGATGAACTTATAGAAGAATTAAATTCTTTATTGGTTCCGGTTATATCTAAATTAAATAAACAATTAGGAACTACATTTAATACACATCATATAGATTATAGAAAAGTTGAAAAAAAACAAGATAAAGAACAAAATACTTTGTATGTAGTTATCGTAACCTTATTTACAAGAGATGCGCCACAAACAGAGTTAGTATTCGAATTGTTTAAAGGAGCAAACGACTCTGTTTCTATTAATAACATTATTGATCAAAAATCAGTATATAAGTTTACTTTTGAAGATACATATAATCATCATAATATATTTATGGATCCAAAAACAAATTTACCGATTGTTCCTCAAAAAGGTAGTTGCTCATCAGGTTATCCTGACCAAAAGGATAACAATACAGTAGAACATTTTGGTTCACGAACAGGTGATTTTACAGGCGATACATTTAAACCTACTGAAAATGAAAATATTAAAAAAATATCTACATATTATAATTTAACTACACGATTAACGTATCCAGCAATAGAAAAAAATCTTTTTGATCGAACAAGAACGTCACTTGATACAACACCTGGAATGAGCGATACTAAACTGGCTCACAGTAAATTATCTTTTAAAGTAAATCAATTGGGTATACAAGATACAGCCTATCATCGCAATTCATGGTTTGTAGATGAAGATAAGAAAAAAAATATTACTCAAGTATTTCCAGAAAATAAAGTTAAAGACGAATGGGATGATACTGGAACAAATATTACAGACTCCGGCAATGGAGATGGCGGTGCAGATTATGCAAATGAAAAAAGAGAAAAGGTTCCTCGCCATCACCCAGCAATTTTTTCCTATTTTGGTAACAACTCATTTAAAAATACTATAGATAATACAAATATGTTTAGTTTATTAAATAAAGGTGCCGAAAATCATACCCCCATGTAAATCCAGTGTATAATTTCAGTATATAAAAAAATTTGATATATATTTATATATATAATTATTGCTATATATATAACAATATTTATATAAATACGTAAACATGAGTGAGAAACACTTGAAGATTAAAATTGTGAACCCGGCAGGGCATGAATATTATCAAGGTGACCAAATGAACTACGATTCGGATAGTGGATTTGATTTGTATGTGTTAGAAGATACGACTATAATACTTGGCGAAACTAAAAAAATTGATTTGGGTATTCAATGTGAAATGAATCGAGCCGGACGATCTGGCGCTCGAGATGGACTGCCTTTTTATTTGTATCCTCGTTCTAGTTTTAGCAAAACACCACTTATTCTTGCGAATCATGTCGGTATTATTGATAAAGATTATCGTGGTAATATTCTTGCTGTTGTTAAATTTATGCCTACTCGAGATATTTGGGAAAAAATTATTCGTAAAAAAATCACATATGTATGCGCCGCATCTTTTGATGAAACCTATACGATTAAAAAGGGAACTCGCTTGTTTCAGATTTGCTCGGGTGATTTGGCACCTTTTACTCATAGTATTGTTGATACCTTGTCCGATACAACCAGAGGTGAAAAGGGCTTAGGAAGCACTGGAAAATAATTGTTCTAACGATTGAGGATCACTTCCAACTAATGTATTAACGACTTCTCCATTGGAAACTACAACAAACGTTGGCATAGAACGAACTTCGCAAATTTTACAGATTTCCTTTGTATCTTCGTTATCTACATCAATTTTAATACATATAATATGAGGATTACGTTCGCTTAATTCTGTAAATACAGGACCGATTCGTTGACAGGGTCCACACCAAGAAGCCGTAAAATCTATAATAATCTTTTGATTTGTTTCTAAAATATTTTGTAATTCTACTAAATCGGAAATCATTTTAACCATAGTAAGTATATATTGTTTATTATAATATAGTATATTTTTATTTTTTTATATAATTAAACTTACTTTGATATTTAAATTTAAATGAGTATATATTTAAACATTATATGAATATATATATGTACATATATACATACTAGTATATAATGAAAATAGGCTTATTGATACCTACTACTTCTAAAGGTCGCCCATGGTCGTCATTTAAAGATTTGTATTTATATTGCTATACACTTAAATCCTTTTTACGCACCTATGATATGGAACACACATATACGTTTTATATAGGTATCGATCACGATGACCCATTGCTTACGCAACCAGAAATACTTCAACAATGTAAGCGATTTATGAGTGTTATGAAAAATGTGTCCATTACCTTTCAACATTTTCATGATATTCCTAAAGGCCATTTAACCTCAATGTGGAATATATTACACAAGCGTGCCTACGAAGATGCTTGTGATTATTTTGTTCAATGTGGCGACGATATTGAGTTTCAAACCAAAGGCTGGGTGAATGCGTGTATTGATGTTCTACAAAAAAATAATAATATAGGTGTAACTTCCCCTATTTGTCGTAACAATCAACTTATTTTAACGCAGTCCTTTGTTTCACGTAAACATATGGAGATATTTGGTGTATATTTCCCAGAAGAAATTATTAATTGGGGCTGTGATGATTGGATCAATATCGTATATAAACCCAAACATTTTTTCCCACTAATGAATTATTTTTGTAACAATATAGGTGGTCGTGAACGATATGTTGTAGATAACAATACAACTTTTTATGATAATTATCGATACAATTTACAAAAACTACGTGAGCGTATTCATGATCTTACAACCAAACGATATATCCCAGTGCTACAAAAATATATCCAAACTAATATGTAAAATAATATGTAAAATACATCTAAATATTTTATTAAAATAATAATGATTTAAACATACTATACAATATACATATATAATATGATTAAATTAGGTACAAATTACGGAGGTTGGATTATACCACAAGATATTCAACTAGATACAAATAGTATTATATATAGTGGGGGAGTAGGTGAAGATATTTCATTTGATTTATTATTATCCAACAAATATAAAAGTCAAATTGTATTAATTGACCCTACACATAAAGCTAAACGACATTTTATAGAAGCCAAGTTGTTTTTTCAAGACAAAGAAAAAAATAAATTTAAAGGAAATATACAGAGTGATTATTATTCTACTATTCAGTCTTTAGATGTTTCCTTTGATTCATTTACGTATGTACCTTTTGGATTATGGAACAAAGAAACAACATTAAAATTTTATAAACAAGACAATAAAGACTATGTATCTCAATCAATTATAGATGGTATGTTTACACAAGAGTATGATACCATTGAAACAAAAACCATTCAACAAATTATGAAAGAAAACAATCATACTCATATAGACTTACTTAAATTAGACATTGAAGGCGCTGAGATCAATGTTGTACATAATATGTTAGATACAGGTATTTATCCTACTTATTTATGTATTGAGTTTGATTTATTTTTACAACGCAAAGATACGGATAACCAAACAAAAAAAATCATTGATCGATTATTACAAACATATAGAATATTGTATAATGATAATATGAACATTACTTTTCAATTACGTTAGTAGTTGTATCAGTCGTTGTTTCAATACTTACAACTACAATTGTATATACATATTTTTTATTTAAACATAATTTACATTATACTACTATATATAATGCAAATTATTCATTACTGTTGTGGATCTTATTTTAAAAATAGTAGAGGTGGTGTAGCAAGATTTGATTATCATTTACATTTGTTATTTCCTAAAATAACTAATTTTATTGGTCCACAAGAAAAAAATAAAATGCTCGACTTTTTAGCGACGTGTTCTCATCCTATTGTGATAACGGATAACCATTTAAGTTGTGATATACCTACTCAATATCCCGTCGTTATTGTTCATCATGGATGTGCGAAAACTACTGCTTTACGAAGTCCTCATTGGAAAGAACCCTGGAAAAGTTTATGTGTAAATGGTCAAAATAAAATGTTAGAGTATAGAAAACCTTCTAATACATATATCGTCAGTATATCTACTGCTTGTTCTCACGATTTTACTCAATATTTTGGTGAATTGTATACAAGATTTACACGTTATGATATTTTAAATTCTTGCGAATTAGATGAATCGTTATATAAAACCAATTTTCGAACAACGAATCCTATTGTATTAGGTAATTGGAACGATCACAAAAAAGGAGCGGAATACATTCAAGCCATACAAAACAGTATGCCTACATTTCGTTTTAGACAATTACACGTTGTATTGCGAGATACCATCGAACGATTTAATCAAGAAAAACAACAAATGTATTTAGATAGTGATATATTTTTACAATTATCAGTATCAGAAGGCAACTCGTATGCCACACTTGACGCAGTTATGAATGGATTAGTAGTTGTTGCTACGGACGTGGGGTTATTTTTTAAAGATGTACCCGATGATTGTTTTGTACGATTGGATTGGCATCGCAGAGGAGATGTAAACTATATTAACGAACGCATTGAATATGCTTGGAACAATCGGGAAACATTATCTAAAAATATACGTGCTTGGTACATGAAATATAGTCGATTTTGTGATTGGAAAAAGAAAATGAAACAAATGATTAAAGATGTGTATACGGAACAGTATTTGTCGTAAAAATATACTAACCCGATATACATTCATTAAATAAATTATAATATCCAATAGGACATTTTTTTTGTGTACACATATTGATTGCATTTTGCCATAATATAGATTCTTGTTTTTGATTTATTACAAATTCTTTTTTATAAAATGATTGAAGTGTATGAATAGTTTGAAGACATTTATTTTTATCAAACAATATATTCATCTGTTGATTAGTTTTTTTAATATCTTCCATATGATATATTTTAATATTTAGACATTAGCTTTAAATATTCTTAAAATACATTTCACTATTTATATTTTTATCATCGATAAATAAATCATACGCAGGCTTCCCCATTTTCAGTTCATGAAATTTACATTTCCAATCGATTAGTTGTTGTAATGTTATTTGAAACCATTTTTGTTGTGAAACTGTTCCTCTTGCAGTCCAATACACAATAGTATGTCCTTCTTCATATAATGTATTTATTTTTTGTATACGTTCTCTATATGGTAGTGCTTTTGAATAATCTAATATATTCTTATTTTCATTGTCATAATAACAAATGGTATCATCAATATCTACATAAATAATCATATTTAAATATGTCTATATTGTTATTTTATTTTTAAATAATAACTTATTTTTTAGATAAGACCTCATTCCATAGTATTTCGGCCATTTTCAAATCATGGGCATAATCAATATCCACCAGACATTCATTTGGTATTTCAATTCCTTTTACATGTCCTTTAAAAAAATTTTGATGTTCAAGTAATGTAGTCCAGTGAGACATATAAAATCCGCCATTTGGTTTTACATATTTTTGTATATATTTACTATTTGTTAATCCAGCAGTTAAATTATCAAATATTGGTACTATTGTATTATCTTTTTGTTTAATACACGCTAATTGAATAGGTTCTTCATAATAACTTACACTAATAACTGAATCAACCTCATCAGTTAGCTGTTCTATTCCTTGAGAAATATATTCACTTTTTAAAAATGGACACGTTGGTAAAAAATACGCAAATATATCATATCTCGGTATATCGTTCATTAGATCGATCATAGCAGTTAACACAGTGGATGTTGTGGTTGCATGTTCTGGTTTTCTGAAATGTCGTTTAACTTGTAGATCACTTACAGCATTAAAAATAATATCACTATCTGTTGATATATAAATATCATCAAATTCATTTGATTCAATAACGGCTTCTGTAATCCATCGAATAAGAGGTTTGTTTGCTAATGGTAATACATTTTTATTTGGTAATCTGGTTGAGCCGCCTCGAGCAGGAATAATTGCTACTTTTGTGCACATATATAATTAATATAATTAATTATTTAAATAATTAATATTTATATATATATATATATATAAATATGAATATATAATATAATACAATTTAAGATATATGTAAACGAATAACCTTTCTATATTGTCCCTCTTTAAAAGCATTTCCACCTGCATGAATACAATTTGTATCAAATACAATAAGATCACCACCATTACATTCCACAGATATCAAATCTTCTATTTTAATTTCAGTTCCATTATATAATCGATGACCCGGTGTAAATATATTCATTCTTGGATTTATTTTTCTTTTATCTTTTGTTAATTGTAAACTTCCAGGTAATGTTTTAAAACAACCATTATCTCTACCCATATCATTTACACATATATAAAATTTTAATTTTCTATTATGATCAAAATGTGGATATGTATTATTAGTACCTACATTTTCAAAATCTTGATGTATAAATATATTATCATATGTCCATTTTTTACCTAAAATAGTAGTAGTCGTATTATTAATAAAATTAGAATTAAATATATTAAATATATTATAATTTAAGTTGTTATTGATAATCGAGGTATTCATATTTGTTCGTAAACATTTATTTTTACCTGTATGTTTATCATAATTATAATTATTATTTAATATATTATCAAACTCTTTTTCAATTAATGCAAGTGTATCAGAATCAATATAGTTTTTAATAATACAAATACCATCTGTTTTAATTCTATTCGTTACATCTACAATATTTTTATTGCTAACTAAAGTATTCATTTAAATATATACTATTTAAATATATACTATTTAAATAAATAATATTTAAATATATAATTCGAACATATTTTGATTAATTTAATAATATAATATTTTTATTATCTAAATTAATCATCCATTCTCTTTGCTTAAATGTATTATTCCATTCACCTACTTTTATATAATTTTTAATTGAGTAGATATGTTTAGTAACATTATCATTTAAATAATATAATAAATATCGTTCACAATATTTTGGATAATATATATTTTTACAAAAATTATTTAATAATAATAAAGATGGTATAAATGTACCGTAACCATAAACTATATTAGTTGAATTTAGTATTATTTGTATATCTGTTTTTAAATTATTTTTATTATATATGATATTTTTATACATAGTTAATAATTGTTTAGTACAAGGATTTTTTAAATCTTCTGATATTAAATATATATTGGTCCATTTTTTACTATTTATAATATTTATATAAAATTGTAATGGTGGCTGAACCCACCCATTATGTGGATTACTACCAAATATATCACCACTACGAATATGAATTGTTAAATCATTATCATTTAACTTATTATTGGACTTAATAATAAATAAATCTTTTAATTTATTTTTAATAATATTTTTATAATTAGTGTTATATATTTCATTATTTAGTAAATCAATTTGAAAGTCATTATAAATTTTATTTTTATTAAAAAAAGGAGAACTAAACATTATGTTATAATCATTATAATCATTATAATCATTATTATTTATTATAATTTTTTTTTTATTAAAAAAAAGAT